GCCTGGCCGCTCGCCTGGTGGCCGGCGTGCTCCGCTTCGAGGGGCCACCGCCGGGAGTCGAGGCAAATCGCCCGCTGTTGTCGCGGACATAGCTGGTGCGTCTGCCTCTGCTGCCGCCGCGGGCCATGGGATCGGGGTCTACTGCTCGCAGTTTTCCCGTGGTCCTGGGCTCACTTCATCGGCTTGGCCTTCTTCCCGCCCTTGGTCTTCGCCTTGGGCTTGGCGGCCTTCTTGCCGGCCTTGGGCTTGCCGGGCATCCCGCCGAAGTAGGGCATTCCACCTGCTGGCATGGTCTGTGAGCGACTGCCTGCAGTTTTCCCGCTGGACCCGCCAGACCACGCAAGCCGCTCACGCAGAAGCCTGCAGTGCCGGGGCGGCTGACGACACCAGCCAGGCCCTAATCTTCAACTCCCTATCAGCACAATAAAAGGGCTGTGATTGATACCACTGCCAAGCATCACAGTGATTTTTAGAACCATTGCAGGAGGCGCAAGCGGGAATCAAATTAGATCGCTCTGTTGTGCCACCCTTTACCTTTGGCACAACATGATTAAGGGTGATCTTGTCGGGTTGGCAACCGCAATAAGCGCAACAACCATCCCACGCCTCAATAATTCCCCGCCTGAATCGATGTTTGGTGACACGCTTGGATAAAAGCTCGGACCCTTCAATTTGGTGTGACACGGGTTTGCCGTGAGGGTGTGCTGATCAGAGGTGCGGCGGGCGATGGCGCCCCTGCTCAGCTCCTCAGCAACATCCCCGCGCCGCTCATCCCCTGCGGGGCGATCCGGGGCACGTTGAGGGCCGTGGCAATCCGGTTGATCAGCGCTTGGGTCCGCTCGTCCCGCTGCCCCTGCGCCGTGGCCCTGGCGCCGCCGCCGCCGAAGCGGTAGCGGGCCTTTAGGAGGGAGGTGTCCCACGCCAGCTTGCCGGCCTGGTTCAGTTGCTCATCCCGCGTGGGCGAGGTGCCGGGGATCGGGCCTTCGTATTCCTCGGCGTTTCCGAGGTGAGCAGTGCCCGCGTCAATCTCATCGGCCTGGATCTCCTCCAGGTTCACGATCTCGTCCAGCCACGCCTGGATCTGCGTCACGGTGCTGGGGCTGTGCGTGGCGACCGCGTTCATCTGCTGCGTCAGCTCCACCAGGCTGCCCTCAGTGGCGGGCCAGCCGATGTAGGTGCGGATCAGATCCCGATCGTTGCGCGTGCTAGTGGCCGTGGGGCGCCAGAGGGGGTCAGGGGCGAGGATCGTCACGGCGCGGGTCAGGCTGCCTGCAGTTTTCCCGCCGCAGGATCTTCCAGGCCCACGCGAGCCCCATGCAGCGTGCCCAGCCAGTACCGGCCCTCGGGGTCCAGGTTGGCGGTGAGCAGCCGCAGGATCTGCTCCCCTTCCGGGTCGTCCGCCACGGCTGTGAGCATCCGCAGGCCCTGCCGCGCCGCCGGGGCGTTGCGACCGAGGACAGCGACGCTGATGCCCTGGAACAGGCGGAGCGTGGGGGAGCGGTCGGGCATGGGGGTATTCAAGCCGTACCTGAGTTTTCCCGCTACTGAGGGGGCGCCGGTCGAGTTACCTTCGACCTTCTAAAACCGCCCGGTTGCGCATTCGCGTGTAGTGGGCCAACGACCGCTCTTGATCCGACTGTCCAGCGTCAAGCTGCCGCACGCGATCACGGAGTAATCGGCGGCATTGCAATAACTGCTGAGCTACACACCATCTTTCGTAACGGTTGCTGCGCTTAAGATTCAACGCTCGCGTGGCAAATTCAAAACCGCAGGACGGGCCAGACAGCGAGTCAAGTTGCAGTTGCCATACAACTCTACCATCACGAGAAAACTTGCAAACGGAAAACCGTGATTTTGCTGTCATTGATGATCCTCTGTTGATGGGTTGGCTGGTGCCTGCCTGGCCCTGAACCGGGCCACCCGCGCTGCTCGATCGGCTGGGGTTGCCCGGATTTCGTGGACACCGATCAGGGGTTCACAAGGGTGAGTCTATGGGCAGCGATGAACTGCTGCTCATAGTCGATCGGGCTGAGGTAACCGATCGTTGAATGGCGGCGCTCGCGGTTGTAGTAACCCTCGATCCAGAAGGCCAGCTGCCGCTGCAGCTGCTGGGGTGAAATCAGGACTTTTCGAGTGTCATCGAGGTCCAGTTCCAGTTTCAGGGTCGAGAAGAAGCTCTCCACCACCGCGTTGTCCCAGCAGCAGCCCTTGGCGGACATGCTGCAGATGATCTCGTGCCTGGCCAGCAGGTCGCGGTAGTCAGTAGCTCGGTACTGGCTGCCCTGATCCGTGTGGAGGAGCAGCATCTCCGGCTCCACCTGCCGGTGGCCGAGAGCCCGGTTGAGGGCCTCGATCACCAGGGCGGCATCCATCCGCTGATCCAAAGTCCAGCCGACAACGCGGCGGCTGTACAGATCGATCCAGACCGCCAGGTACCGCCAGCCCGCTGTGGTGCGGATGTAGGTGATGTCACCTGCCCAGCAGCGGTTTGGAGCCGGAGGCTGGAAGTCCTGCTGCAGCAGATTCTCCACCACCCCAGCGGTCCCATTTCTGGCCTTGGAGCAGGGCCTGAATGGCTTGCGGGTTCGGGCCCTGAGCCGGGCATGACGCATGAGCCGAGCGACCCGATGGCGGCCGACGTGGCGTCCAGAGGCCTGCAGCTCCTGGTGGATCCGTGGGGATCCGTAGAAGCCGCGATGCTCCTGGAACACCGCCTTGATCTCAGCGGTGATCGCAGCGTTCTCAGCCGCACGCTTTCCCGGCGCCTCCTGCCGCTGCCGCCAGGCGTAGAACCCGCTGCGGGCCACCCCCAGCTGCCGACACAGCCAGGAGACGGAGTGCTGATCAGCGAGCTGGTCGATCAGGCGAAACCTCTCGGCGGCAGCTGCTCCTTGGCAAAGTGCGCTGCCGCCAGCCTGAAAAAATCCTTCTCCCTCCGGAGCTCGCGGTTCTCCTTGCGGAGCCGGTTGAGCTCGGCGCGCTCCTCGCTGGTGAGGAGCCCCTGGTCGCGGGGACCGGCCCGACCGCGATCAATACGGGACTGCCGCACCCAGCGGGCCAGGCTGCTGGAGGGAAGGCCAAGCCGCTGGGCCACGGCATTGCAGGAGAGGCCCTCCTGCACGCAGAGCTCCACGGCCTCCGTCTTCTGCTGCGCCGTGAACCGGCGGCGTGTTCTGGATGGGTTGGTCATCGATGGACAGTCTGGTGGTCATGGCGTGACCCTTGTCGACTTGTCCTCAAAATCGGGGGAAGCCCAGCTCTACCCCACCGGCACCGGGGCCCGCTCAATCCCTGGATACTGCCGGCGTTCGCTGGGGCTGGGCTTACGCACGGCCTCCTCCAGCACCTGGGAGGCACGGGCGAAGGGCCAGCCCTTATCGGCTCCACCCTTGGCGGCGGCAAACTCCTCGGCCACGGCCTTGCGCGAGCGCTCCCAGTAATCCTCCCGCAACAGGGTGGCCCTGAGGGCGGGATCGGCCTCTTCCACGGCTTCGGTGGCCACGGGGGAGAGACTGCACCGGCAGCGAGGATGAAGCGTGCCCACCATCTCGTCCAGCCGGTAGATCCGACCATGGCGCGAGGCACAAACCGCACACGTCCGCTCATCCTTTGTCGCGATCCACCTGGCATAGCCGAACCCATTGCGGGCTGCCGTTGCCTTCTGGGCGCCCACGTAGGCGTTGGCCAGCTCCGATCGGGCGATCAGCTCTGCCCGCTGCTCCAGCCCCATGCGGTTGTTGAGCCCCTGCGGATCCTTGGCCCCCTGCAGTGCCGTCCTGATCTCGCGCTCCAGCACGCGGGGCCCCTTCCCCCGGCCGATGCCATCGGTAACGATCCGGGCGATGTTGTCCCTGAAGCTCTCCACCTCGCCCCGGATGTAGGCGCTGGCGGTGCTGGCGGCGGCCTCCACGGCGGCCCGGCTGGCGCCGGCGAACGCCCCTTGCGCAGCCGCGTCAGGGTCGGCGGTCTGCGCGAGCTGCTGGCCCAGGTCACCGCCGAGGGCCACCGCCTCGGCGAAGTCCTCGCGGTAGCGGTTCTGCAGCCAGGCCAGCTCCCGATCGGAGGCGAAGGCCTGGGCCAGCTCCAGCAGCTTGCGGAACTTGGCGGAGCCATCGGCGATTGAGTAAGACCCCGGCCGGCGGGTCACGCCATCGGCGCTGGGCTGGTCCGGGAGATTGGGGTCCACGAACTGGCCGTAGTAGCGGCGCAGATCCCGCAGGGTGCGGACCAGGGAGCGGCGCAGGGCCGCCTTGGTGTTGGTGGTGGCCCGATCGCCGATCGCGTCCAGGGCGGCGGCGTAGTCGTCGGCCAGCTGGAGTTGTTGGTCGCCGATGGTGGCCATGGTCAGGGCTTCCGGGGTTTCTGGCGCTTGTTTGTCTCCTGTGTTTGCCGCTTTGCTTTATCTCTTAGCTGCTTGATTGCGTTTTGCTGCTGCCTTACCGCAATCCCTGCGCCAACATACCTATCAACCCTGTTCATCGCTGCATTAGAATTTCTTTCTTTTGCCTTACGCGATTGCCTTCTGTTTTGGCCAATCTCTCCCCATAGGCCGAACCTAACAACAGGATCAGCTTCATACGCTTTTTTTGCTGTAGCTTCTTCGCGTTGAAGTGTCGTGAGCTGCTTGCGAGCGTTGCGAATCTCAGCCGCCAGCGACTTTCGCTGATCTGTGCCGCGACCATACCCATACTTTGCGGGATCGTAGTTTAGTTCAATTTGCTTGAGCCTTTTTGATGCTCTCCTTAGTGATTCCAGTTGCTTATCAGCCTTTTGTCCTCTTGCAATCAGCTTAAGGTAGCGGGGGCTAAAGCCGCCTGAGGCTGGGGTGTTATCGCGATTCTGGGCGTTTTCAACTTTCCTGATTTCATCCAAAACGGCAGTTAATTTGGCAGTGATCTTGCCCTTAGCCGCGCTAATTCTTTCTTTTGTTAGCGGCTTTCTCTGTTTGCCGGCGGGCTTCTGTCGCTTGGCTGCCAGTGCCCCCGGCTTCATGCCGCGAGGCTTGGCAACCGTCCCTGCAAGGCGGCCAGCCGTGACACGCTTGGGAGCGGCGGGCTTCGCCGCCCGCTTGGCCAGCAACCTCTGAGCCGCCTTTGTGCTTTCAAGTTCCGGGTAGCCTTGCGCGGCCCTAGTCAGCCTTGCAATGCGGTTCTCGGCCTTGGGTGGCTTGACCCTGCCAGCCCTGGCCAAGGCGTCATACAAAGCGCCGGTCTTTTGATCCTTTGCTCTAATCGCTGACACCTGCCTTTCGGCAGTGGCGATCATGCGCCCCTCCTGCTTTTTGCTCATTCGGGTGCGTCCGCCGGGGGAAGCTGCGGCGATGGCCTCACCCATTGAAGTGGTCCTGGAACCCTGCCGTGCAACAAACTGCTCTCGGCCAATGATTGCCGCTTTGCCCGTGGGCTTGCCTTTCATCGCCCCAGCGCGACCAACGCGAGCCCCGCGGATCTTCCTGGCAGCGGTGCTAGGCGCGAGCTGCAAGGCCTTGGGGTTGTACTTCATGCGCCCCCTATTGCCCGTGGCCAGCCCGACCTTTAGGCGCCTTGCTGATTGGCTCATGGAGCGAGTAATCGCGTCAATCTGGCCAGGCGTTAGCTTGTTTTTGCGCTTGCCTACATTGGCAATTAGTTGCATCCTGCCTTCAGAAAGATTGCTCAACTGTGCTGCTGTGTTTCCTGCAACCAGAAACTTTCGCTTGCGTGCTGAGCGCTCAACTTGTATTGCCCTCTGCGCCGCTTTCGGCAGGGCTCGGAGTCGCCTCGCGTAATCTTTCCGGTTCGCCGCTGACACTGGATCAACCCGATCCTTCCGCGCCTCTGGTGACTGCATCCAGCCGACAGGCTTCTTCGGAGCGGCCACCCTTCCCCGCACTTTCCCCCCCTTGCTCAGCACCCCCTGAGGCGCCCCCTTGAGGCGATCGGTTTGCCTGGCCCTGAGGTTCCCCGCCCCGGTGCGCAGCCGTCCCCCGCGGGCGGTGGCGCCATTGCCGCCCACGCTGGTGATGCGCCCGGAGTTATCCCGCGTCAGGCGATTGGTGCCGCGGCTCGCCCGCTTGGCCGGCGGTCGCTTGGGGGCGCCACCGCCAGGGGTGCTCGCGAAACGTCCGCGGTTGTCTCGCACGTAGGACGTTCGGCGGGTTCCTCGGGGCATGGCTACGGCAGTCTCTGCCGCAGTTTTCCCGTCAGTTCAGCGGCAGTCCCTGGGCATCCACGCCATCGCCTGCGAGGTCGTTCGGGCCCGGCACCGGCGGGTTATTGAGGGCTTGCTGGCGGGCATCCTCGGCAGCCAGATCGGCGGCCTCCTTCTGGCCATCGGCACCAGGGCGCAGCATGCCCCGCTTCTGCGCCAGGTGCGTGACCGTCTCGCGCATGAGCAGGCCCTTGTCGTAGAGCGTGCCGGCGAGGGTCAATAAGGCATCATCCACCGGCTTATCAGTGACCCCTGGCAACAGATCGAGCCCGGCGCCGCGCTGGGGCAGCTCGCCGGTGAAGGCCCCCCAGAGCTGGAAGAGGGACTCCCATGCGCTGCTTTTGCTCTCGGCCATCGCGGTGATGGTGGCCTGCAGTTGGGCCCCCTCCAGCTCGGCCTGCGTGGCGGTGCGCTCACCGCTGCCGCTGAACAGGAAGCTCAGGGTGCTGCGATCAATCAGCTTCTCGATCCCCCCCAGGTGCGACAGGTGTTTGTCCAGGCTGTTGCCGGAGGGTTCCGCAAACTCCAGGCCCTCCCCGGAGCCGGCGTTCGGGAACTCCACCACGCTGTTCGGCCCCAGCATCAGCGGCAGGGGCTCGCCATTGGGCCCAGCCATCCGGCGCCCTTTCACCACGGCCACCGGCAGAGCACATCGGTGCAGTAGTTCCTTCAGGTCAGAGTATTCGCGGAACCAGTCAAGGGTGAGGTTTGCCAGGCTCAGCAGCGGCAGGCCGCCCTCTCCAAAGCCGTCGCGGCTGACGCCGTACCAGGCCACCGGCGGGCTCTCCAGCGCCTCGCCCCTGGGCCCGGTGAAGGTGCCCTCCTGCGGGCGCCCGTCATCGTCGGTGGCCACCTTGATGATGAAGCTGGCCGAAGCCCCCTTGCCGCCGTTGCCGGTTATCTCCAGGAGGCGCCACCTGCCCCCCTGCATCACGCGGTATCTGGGCTCCAGCTTGACGCCGTAATCCCCGTCTTTTACCTCGTGCCACTCCAGGATCGTGACGGCGATCGGCACCCGCCGTCCGCCCCGCTTGACGGTCCGCCAATTCAGGACGTTCCGGCGCTCGGCGGCTGAGAACGTGGGCCGGCGGCCTTGGGCCCGCTCCTGCGCCCTGCTCTCGGGTGTCCCCTGCGGCGCGTCGGCCATCAGCAGGCAGCCGCCATCCCGGAGCACCAGGGCATCGGTGCCGAGGCCCCAAGCCTTCAGGCTGTTGCCCTCGCCGTCAATGTCCTGGGCCGCGTCGAGGAGACCCTGCTGCACCCCTCGCAGTTGGTAACGGCTCAGCACCCCCGCGAAGGCGCTCACGCCATCCTTGAAAAAGCTCGGATAGCTGCTGCGCCCCACCCGCGCCTCATAGGCCTGCCGGGGCTCGCCGGCCTCTTTTGGCAGGTGCCGCTTCTTCGCGTCGCCTCGCAGCAGATCCCAGCAGTCGGCGACCAGATCGAGGTCGGCCATCACTTCCCGCAGCTTCGGGTGCTGGAACGACGGCAGATCGCCCTTATCGCTCGGGTGGCTGATCTGCTGCTGCACCGGTGCCTAGTCCTTCTGGCCCAGTTTTCCCGCTTGCGTGGGGGTCGTGACAGGGGCGGGTTAGGCGGTGAGGCTGAACAGGTCGGGCTGATGCCCAGCCGCTGCGGCCCTGCTGATCCGCTGCTCGGCGATGGCGTGATACTGGGCCTCGCGGAGGTGCAGGGTGGTGCTCATGCCCCACCCCCATCCCGACAGGCACCAAACAAATCCAACTGCTCCGCCACCCGCAGGATCTCAACCGGATCCGTGACGCGTCGCCCCGCCTTGCCCTCGGGGCCCCCTGCAGCCCCGTCAGGCACGACCAAGGCCAGGGCCTGCTGCTCTGGCGCCGGCTTCAGTCGCTCGCCCCAAATGATGCCCTCGGCGTGCCGCAGGAACTGCCCATGGGGCATCCGCGCCACCTGGCGCCGGGGCTGGGCATCCCAGGCCGCTTCCAGCATCTGCCGATCCGCCCACCGCAGAGCGGCATGGGCCTCGTCTGCGATCCGCAGGACCTCGTTCAGCTCGTCGTAGCTCTCGATCTCATCCCACGGGTCGGGCTC